TGACTTTAAGGCAACACTGCCACGTGATTATGTGTTGAGAGACGACTTCATCCGGGCTGTGGCTGGTCTTGAGCTGAAAGTAGACCGAATTGCACCGGCGGGGCCATGCCCACGCCGCCATAGACTTTCTCAATTTCTACCTTTGCCTGCGGGACATTCCGGCTGGGGAAAAACTGACCCATGTTAGACTGATGGTTTTCAAAAGTTTGGGCCAGTTCGGTTAATACTGTGCCGCCCAGAGCAGTGATATCGTCGGGCATCTCGAAACAGCTCCTTTCTAAATTGGTAACATCGTGGTAATCAAAGGTAACACATTACTAACGCCAGGTTACATTTTGTCAGCCCCCGCTAACATTTCAGTAACGCCAGGTTACGGCATAACTAACAGGCCAGTAACCCCTGATAATACAAGGCTTTTCTGTGAATTTGGCAATTGCTGTTCCTGGTCTTTACTAACACGCCGCGTTACCTTACTAACAAAAGCCTTTTCCTGGAAAATACTGTTAAACCTTTTCTAAGGGCCTTAAAAGCCCCTAGAATCGATCAAAAGCATGTCGCAAGTCTCTTATACCTCCGTGTAAAAGGTAACGCAAAGTAACGGGGTTTTTTCGCGAGGTAACGCTATTCTGGCAATTATCCGGATATAGTGTTACTTCCCGCCGGCCAGCTCGGGAACAACGTCGCCATAAACCTCTTTTGCGGTAACAGCCCCAGGTTTACTGCTGGCCTGGGCACCGATCTGGGCCAGCTTTATCCGGTTGGCTTCAGGCATGGCTTCAAGCATTGCAAAAACCTGCTCCGCCAGGCTGATCTCTTTCCCATCCGCCAGCTTAATCGTGTTGGTCGCGGCAGCCGGGCTGGCCAGCAGTATAGCCTTTGCCTGCTCGCACATCGCCGGCGGGATGCCCTTGGCCACCAGGCCGGCCAGGCGGGTTTCCACCTGGTTCTTCCAGGACTCGCTTGCCACACTGGACACCTGGCTTTCCGCCAGGGCCAGCTTGACCTTGGCTTCGCTCAACTGAGCCTCCAGCTCGTCAATTTTAGCCAGCTTCTTGCGCTCCTCATCGGTCAAACCGCTGGCTGCCGGGGCCGGCTTGAGACCCTCAAAAAACCTGGTGACGGCTTCCGACAGTTTTTTCAAAATGTCATTTTCCATTGGTTCTTTTACCTCCTCGTAATCGAGATATATCGTCTCCGGCGGGTCGGCCAGGACTACCGTTTCCGGCAGCCTGGTTAAAAACGGTTCATTGGTGAGAGCAATTGCCATCAGAGTGGGGCCGGCTTTTGCTCCCGTTTCTTTGTCCATATAGTCTTCGACATACTCAGGACTTGCAAAGCGGAATTTCTTTTTCCTTACGGCATCCACAATCCCGTCGCTGGTGGGGTGGGCCAGGGCGTAAAGCACATCACCTTCCTGAATGATGTCGTGTACCCAGGCTTCCGCCGGAGCATCCCCGAATGTCGGCGCGCTTTCCTTCGCGTGGCCCAGCCGGACGAACGGCGGGCGGCCCAGGACGTTGCGCCGGAAGTTTTCCTTTATGGCGTCGAATTTTGCCTGGGTCCCTTCAATCGGACCATAGACCGGATGCCGCCACTTGCCCAGCCTGAAAAAAGGGATTTTCAAACTGCCGGCAGGACCTTCCGCCAGCTTGAATTCCTCCTTCCAGGAATCCGGCAGACGGGCCACAAACTCCCTGCCTTTTCGCCTGGCGATGGCAACGATTCGCTTTTTCACTTCTTCCGGATTCGCGGCGTGGCCCACCAGCCTGGCCGCGTCTTCCACGTCGGTCGGCGTTACGATGGGGAATTTCCGGTTTTCCGGGTCGCCGAAATCTTCCCGGGGGATCTTTTCCCGGTCCATCTTTGAGTAACGCCCCGGCTGTTCAAAATACGGCAACTTTACTACCTCCTTAAGATGCTGCTTTCCATCCCTTGGGCAGTGGCGCGACTCTGCTCCAATCAAGCCTATCATCAGTAATTAAATCACCCTGATAGGCCGAGTAGAGAGGATCGAGGACCGACCGGCAGCGCCCGTGCAGGGGAGGGGTATTCCCCGGCAGCCTCGGGTCATCCAGCCGCATGATCAGACCGTGCCGGCTCCTGCACACAGCCGAAGTCCTGGCATCCATCACCGCCGAAAAACGGACATAATCGACACGGTTCTCCGCAAAACTGGCTAGCCGGCCCCGGTTGTAGCTGTACGTGGTCTCCGTGGTGGTAATCAGGACGGCCCTTTCGCGGTTGCTGTTTAACAATTCTTCTATTGCTCTCTCTGTTTCTTTCCTGGACTCGCCCGCGAGAAACCTCACCATGATTTTCTTGACGGCCGCGCCCAAGTCGCCGTCCACGTCGCCGGCCAGCACGATGGCCCTGGCTTCCATGGCCTGGATGGCCTTTTCCGGGATAATTCTGGGGTCCTCTCCATATTCGAAGTCAAACCCCGGAAGGTCCGCCATCTTGCGGCCACGGTAACGCCTGTGAAGGTCGCTCACCAGCAGCTGCCCGTGCGCCCGGCCGGCCGCCAGCATTTCAGCCGCATGATCCGCCAGTATTCTTGCAAGTGTAGCGGGATTTGTCTCAATGAGAGGGGGCAGCCGGCTTAACACGTTCGTCCCCCCGGAACGTTTAAGTCGTTCTATTTCATTAAGCGGTATCGTCTTGAACGCCCTGGCCAACCAGGTTTCCCACCGGGCCAGAAGCTTTTCTTCGGCATCGTCCAATTGTTTGAAGAAACGCTGCTGGTCCACGTTTTACTCACCGCCCTGACCTGCCCGGAGGTATCGTTCATAAGCTCTGGCGGCACGGGCCTGTCTTACTGACGTGTCGGCCTGCCTTTCCGGGAGGCCCATGACGCTCCTCGCATAGTTGAAATCGTCTTCGACGGTGGGGTCCATGAAGCCGGTATTGACAAGATTTGAAAACACCTCGGAGTATAGCTTCATTTCCTCGGCGCCTGGCGGGCGCTCCTGGAAGTCACCCCAGTTTTTTTGAGGTCCGAAATTGTATTCAATCAGCCGGCTGATGAACTGGTCCAGCAGCACCTCCTTCAGCTGGGTAAACAATGCCCGCACCATGAGAAGAAAGCCGTTGAAGTGGGAGGTGCCCAGGGCCAGGCTGCCGGACCTTGCCCCTTCGTCGAACACCAGCGAAGGGATCAAGAGGCCGCGGGCAATCATCTTGTTCAGGTAGCTTACAGCCCGGTCGAAAGCCTCCCCGGTGCCGTTGCCGCCGGTTACCACCGCTTCGAGCTTTGGCAGCTGGCCGCCCTGGCTGCCGGTGCCCGCATCCTTAGCCGACAGCACCAGGGATGTCCCGTTCTGGAGGTTCGCCAGTAACTTTGTCGCGTATTCAAGCTGGCTAACCTCCTCGCCTGTTTCGGGGTCCTTTACAGTGCCGTCCGGCACAATGGCAGACAGTATCGGAGTTCCGAATTTATCCAGGGCCCGCGCCCACATTTTGAGAATCGCGTCTTTAAGAAGCCAGTTTTTCCGGACAGGCTTAAAGGCACTGGTGCCGTAATAGTTGTTGAACCTCTTCCGATACGTAAAAATGATGCACTTTTCCGGCGGAATATCGTCGCCCATTGCTGAATAAAGCCTTCGCTGATTCACCTTGGATAAGCGGCCCTTTTCATCAGTGTGAAAAGTTATGGTGTTTGGGTGGTAGGTGGCCAGGTAATCAAGCATAATCCTGCCGGCGTCCGCCTTCCAGACGATTTCCGTAGCCGAGTAACCGGCCCAAACTGCCGACAGGATGTCCTCGCAGGCCAGGGCCAGGCTCCCGTCCATGCTCTCAAAGCATTCATGCACAAAGCTTGCGATTTTATCATCAGGATTGGTGTAATCGCCCAGGAAAGAGATTGTACACAAGGTCAAAAAGTGATACGACGCCGAAACCGTTTCATCGGTGTTCAGCATCCTCTCATATTCCAGCACCAGGGCCGCGTCAGGGTTGATCACTGCACCGTCAAACAAGCTGAACGTTGTCTGCAGTTGACTGCCGATTTGTCCTACGGCTGGGGTATATCCCTCGGGCACCCTGGCCACCTCCGTAAATTACATGTAAATTACCAGTTTATATCCGCCGCCAGGCTCCGGCCGACCACCCGGCCGGCGGTTATGGTCGCCCCTTTTCTTTTTCTGCCGGAATGTATAAAGTTCAGCGCCAATCTGGCTGAATTGATTGCCATGCCGAAGTGGTTTTCGGTGTTCGTTTTGTATGAAATTTTCTTCTGACCATCCGGACCAGCTTTTTCTTCTTTGACCAGCTTCTTAAGATGACGCTTAATCTCATCAAGGATTTTTTCCTCGGCGGCGTCTCTCGGTTTGAATAAAAGCGCCTGTGGGGGATTGGTGGAGAATAGGGAAGTGGTATCGTCCAGCGATTCGTCACGGTCAACATGGATCACGTTGACTTCTCTTTCATCTTCCCCCTCAGTCGTCTCTTTGTATGTCGATTTAAAATATTGGATGAAACCAACTGCTTTCTTTAAGGCCCTGACCACTCGCTTTGACTCTGTTTTGTAAGGCATTGCGTCGATGAGCAGGGCACCGGCGTTGTAAGCTTCTTCCCATATAGGGATGCGCTCTAATAGTTCTTCAACGTCGATGTGAAAAGCAGCTATGACTCTAAACCCCTCTTCTCCCAGGGGAGCTAAAACTGCCACGTGGGCCTGGTCGCCCATGTCAATACCTATTGCACAGGTTTCTTCCGATGCGTCCTGGAAGTAGTAATCTCCTGCGGCCTCCACGATCTCCAGAACCTTCGAATTTATGGGCTGCATGTTGCCGCTGTCGGCGATGCCCAGGGCGCTGCGCCTTACCCGGGCGATCTTTGCCGGCTTGCCCTGGGCCTTCAGCCAGCGGTCCCATATCAGGTCCAGCCTGGCCTCTTTGATTGCCAGCTGCGGCACCCGGTATCCACGCTGGTTAATCCTTTCCGGATGCTCCGCCACCCACCGGCCATTGTCAACGTTGAGCGGTTTCCCGCACTTCAGGCACAGCAGGTATACCTTGCCGCCTTTTCCCCGATCGTCGCGTATGTTGTCCGGGAATTCTTCCTCCGTAATTGATTCCCGGCCGCACCCTTCGCAAGTAACGACCCACTTGCGCATGTCGCTTTCCCGGTACAACTCGTCGATGCCGTCTTCTTCAAACAATGGGGCGCTGAAATATCTCTGCCAGCCGAGTTTACTGGCCAGGATGCGGTCTTGAGCCAGATCCATGTTCTCCCTATTAATCAGGGCTACTTCGTCGAATATAACCTCGTCGGCCGGGATGCTGATAGCGCCGGTTTTAGAGACGAGGCCCAATATATAGAAGAAGTGTGTTCCGATCTGTTTGAGACCGGCCTGATCCGTCCCAATAAGCCTTGAACGAAGGTATTTGCTGCGCTCCACATAAGGGTCGAATCTGGTTTGACCGAACCGCGTGGACATCTTGTCAGTGGGAAGGTAATAAATCACGTTTACTCCCCACAAATCAACTATGTAAAAAGAATGGGCAAGAAAAAGCGTACTGAAACCGGTTTGAGCACCTTTGGAAATGGTGATATGAGGATGAGAGAAAATATCTTGAACAATTTCTCTCATGAACACCCTGCTCAGGACATTGTAAGGTTTTTTGTCATCCAGGATGATGTGTTTTTTACAGTATTCCTCAAAAGAAAGACCTTTTTGGCTTTCGCCAACCAGTTCTCCCAAGATGCTCACGGTGATAACCTCACTTCACTTAACCGGCAACCTGCGCCTGGGCTTGATCTACCAGTTCCATCATCCTTTGCTGCAGTTCCGGGTTAGCCGCCAGTTCGTTCTTCAAAGCCTGCTTTATCTTGATAGCGGCCGCTTCAACACCCTTATTGAACTGCAACTTGAGGGCCTCGCGCCTGGTCGATGCGTCCGCCAGCTTGGGCAGAACTTTGAGAAGTTCCGTTACCTTTTCCCCCTGCAGGGAGTCCAGGGCGGAAAGCGTCTCCATTATCATCGACAGCGCCAGCTCGTTAGTCGCCTCGGCCAGGTGAGTGGCCGGTTCGCCCATATTGCTTTCCACAATGGCCTTGGCCTGGTCTCTCACCTGCTTTAGCCTCTCAAGCCTCGCGTGAAAATCCTTTCCGTACCTGCCTACTGCCGACTTACTGACCGGCGCGCCCATCTGTTTCAGCCAGTTGGAGATTTCTTCGTAAGTGTGGCCACGGACCAGCATTTCATTTACCGCATCCACCAGTTCCTGGGGAAGCTGGGCCACTTTGTGGTGTTTCCGCCTGGTCACAGGCATCACCCCTGAAACAGCAATACGCCGGGATCCGGCGGGATATTGCCTTCCAAAAGGTCAATGCCTTTGGCCGTGATGTAAACAAGCATTCTCGAAACTCCCAAACGGGCTGCTTGAACCTCTTCGATCCGGACGTACCCTTTTTCCTCAAGATACTCCAAATGGGCGCGGATCTGGGCAGGAGAAGAAGCGAACTGGTTTTCCCCAACCGTAGTGGCAATAAGCTTGTCGCTGCATCCATGCGGGTAATTGTTTTTGCACATGGTCAGGATAAAGCCCCTTAATTCTCTTGCCTCATTTACCGACTCACTTGCAAACATCTTCATCTTTACCTCCCAGCAGGCGGGCCAATCCCTTCGATATGCTGCCAACGTCCCGTGCAATTCGGTCTACTTTCAGCTCAAGACCAGCCACAGCCCGGATGAAGTCGTCTCTCAACACATAATCACGTGGCAGTGTTGCCTTAAAGTCAGCCAGGTCGTCCCGCAGGGACTTGATCTCCTCGTCCTGTTCCTTGTCTTTTTTCTCCTGGTTATTCATCCAGTACCTGACGAAAAAGCCGATTATAAGCACAGCCGAACCCAAAAGGCTTACTGCTATCATCAGGGCAGGGAAGTAGAGGGTGGGGGGCAGATATTGCATCGCCTCAGTCACCTATCTGCCCTCCTTAAGCGGCTGTTTGAGATTCCTGCTTCACCTGGCGCACCTTTGACTCAACCGTGCTTTCGATATATGCGCGGTAGTCGCCGAGGTTGTTGATCAACACATGAAGGACTTCCGGAGCCAGAGTGTTAACGACTTCGGAAACTGCTTTCTTTCCAAGACTGACAAGTTCTGCCCTGTCAGCCTTGCCGTCCTTGACTTTTTCCCTCAGTTCCGAAGCGACGGTTTGCTCAAACTTGTCTACCACTTTAGTCGCTATTTCGTCCACCTGCTCCATGGCGCGCCACATACAAGTAGCCTTGCCCTGGTCTTCGATCTGCTTGGTTCGTTCCTGGACGTGCCTGGTCATCTGGTGCAGGAAATACGCCACATAAGCTCCCGCCAGGCCCACGGCCACCACCGCCAAATCGGCAAGCGCTTCCTTAATTTGAGCAGACACTTCAAACATTCCACAACGCCTCCTAATAACAAAAAATAATCCCGGTTTGCCTGGATTATATATCAAATAATTGTGCAAGTCTTATGAAGCGCTTCATTAAAACAGTTCCAAAGATATCTGGCACTGTTCATTTTTTTGTCTGTTTTTACGCTTTTTAGGGCGGGGGACAACGCCGGCGACAATGCACCTGACACGCCTTTCGGTGATGCCGTATTTTTTTGCCAGTTGCCTGCAGTTGGTGCCGGTGTATTCATCCCTGATCCGTTTGTCCCTGATCATCCTTTTCAATGATTCCAGTTTCGGGAAATAGAGCATGGAGCCGCCGAGCGCGGCCGCCAGCTCTATGGCTGACCGAATACCGACAATCCTTGCCATTTCATTATACGGCTCAGGCAGATCATCCACGGAGACATTCTCCAACCACTTCAAGTCCCTGCTTTTCAACGGCATCACCTCCAGCCCGTTTTCTAACGCTCTTTTGCCTTCACTTCCCGCTTGAGCATCTTCTTGAGGCCCTCGATGACCTTCCAGGCCCCGCCCGCATCCAGCCACCTTTCGCTATCGACGCCGGTCTGCCTCTTGATAAAACCGGCCAGGCGCCTGGGGTCGTCCCAACCCAGTTCAGCCGCAAGCTTCCTGATCATATACAGCTGCTGCTTCGACACGGCGCGGGGCCGGTAGTCGCCCCGGCTCCTGTCCACCAGGTAATCAATCAACCGGCCGGCCTGCGCCTTTGTTATGGTAGATATATGGTCCGATCCGGTCATATTGAACACCAGGCCGCGCAAATCAACATCGTCCATGCCCAGCTGTTTTGCCACAGTCCATAGCTTTCTTATTTGGGGCTTCGTTATCAATTCGGGCATGTATTTACACCGCCCTTTCAAAAATTCTCACTTTCCCTAGCTCGCCCTTAATGCTGAGATATCTGTAAAGCAAATGTCCAGCGTCACTTAAAAGCCTGCATAATTGTTCTTTTGACAAAGTTTCGGCGAGCCTTCGTATAATTTCCTCTTTGTCGTATGACACATAATATTGATCTTTAAATAACGTGAAAACACCAGTTAATAATTCCCGGCTGTACTTACGATAAAGTTCATTAAAATACTCATAAAGAAAAGCGATGGCATCTTGAAGATCCTCATCTTCTAATTTTGATTCCATTTCAGTTGAAACCAGGTTGTCTATATCATTGATTATTTGATCTCCAAACTCCGAACTATCGATATCAAAACATTTAAACCTTTTTTTAGTCATTATATTCCCCCATGCTGTACATCTTCTTTAAAATATGAATTAACCGTTTTTTATTTCCTCGATTATTTCCTTAGCTTCTTCGTGAGAATAACCATGTAAAATTAGTTGACAGTAAGAATATAAATATTCTTGCGGTGTCATAATTACCACCCCTTTCTATTACACATTTTTACCATATTGCGAAGTGTCTAATTTTTAAAATATTCTACTGTTTCTTGTATTATCTGCTCTACTTTTTCAATTCCAACCTTTTCGATTATTTTTTTAGCCGCTTGAATTGCATCTTCTTTAGTTGGTAGTAAAGCTTGATGAAAAGAAAACCCTGTTATTGCCTCACACACTCTAAACATGTAGCAATCTTCTATTGCTTGAGGGCATTCGCAATCATTTTTGCCTCGATCTTCGCACGGGTAAAACCCTATGAAGAGTTGCAAGCTAGGGTATTCCTCCTGTAAACATGGTTCTCCATCAATCTCAAGTGTTTTTCCATCAACCAAACGGATAATATATTTCTGCATACAATCCTCCCAAAAACTCTTTAGCAGAGTTTAAAAACTTTTGCTCCGGGGAGCGCCGGATGACACAGGTATTTCTTTTTTTGGCAAGGTGATTTCTACGGGAATGTCGAATTCTTTTGTCTCTGGGTTCCAACGCCAAAGGATGATTTTTTTGCCCTCTCGTGTGGTGTTCCCGCTAACACTGCCTTCAAGAATTGGTTTTTTCATTAGTAGATCCTTCCTCTTATGCAGGTTTCACTTTCAAGGCATTCACCCGATACCGGATAGAATATTTAAGCTTAGAAAATTCATTTGCATGCTCTGCCTTCACAGCCTCCAGTCCTTTTATCGCTTCGTGCTTTTGCTGGTTTAATCGTCTTTCGGCTGCTTTGGCGGCCTCAAGCTTTCTTTCCAGTTCAGCAATGTCTCCGGCCACCGCCAGGAGCTTGTTGTCAATTTCTTCGTGCAGTTTCTTTACTGCTGCTTCCTCTTCGGCAATCTTATTCTGTAAATCTAGAACCTTTTCAACTTGAAGCCTGCAGATTTCAAGATTTATCTCCGGGCTGAAGCCAAAATCAATATTGACGAGGGTGACCAGCTTATCAGAATGAAGGTCGTAAATAAAGAGAATGTCCCTGTATACCCGGTATTGCATTAACCCGCCCTCTTCCTCTTCTTCATGGACAATAACGGCCTGGTCAAAGGCGGAGATAATCTCCTGATCGATATCTTCCGGTGCAGCATCTGGATTTCCCCTTTCAGGCCAGCGCTTGCGGGCATGTTTAGAAATATTCATTGTACCTGCCTCCAGTGCGGGGCGGCAACTAGGGCGGCCAGAAGATACCCCGCCACAAAACCAAGAAACCAGTGCGCCCAGTATGTGGCTGCGATCTCATTGAGCCGGCGCAGCCAGGCCGGCGTCCGGTAACGATATCGCTTTTTTAGCTTTTCCCCGGCCACCTTTGCTTCCTTCCTTATTACTCGTAATTGTTGCACTTATCAAAGACCCCCCTTGGTTTGTAACTTCTCTACCATACTCTCCAGCGCCAGGGATATTTCTCCTATTTCGTCCGCCATGTCTTCCGGGATCTCATCACCGAGCGTTTCCGCATCCTCTACAGCACCTTCTAACAGACAGGCAGCTGCAATTAACTTGGACCTTAAAACATCGATCAAGTACATTCGCTTTCACCATCCCGTTTAAATATACAGGCTCCTGATAAACGCCTTCTTCTTGTCCTCGTCCTGGCCGGGCCAGCATGGCTTTTTTCTTGCCTGCAGGACGAATTTCGTCCACAGGTATTCCACCCTGGCCAGGTGGTCAACCTTATCCCCCCAGTATTCGTGAGCAAAACACCAGTCAATGCAGGATTTCCACTCATCCAGGGTAGGGGCGTTCTCACCAGCCAACATGTTCCTGGCCGTTGACAATTGTTTCAAATGCCAGTCCCGGGGGAACTTTTTAATCCCCCGGGCCATAAGCTGAGCTTTAAAATATTCGACCAGGCGCTTCTCCTCGTCCGCAAATTCCGTCTTCCTCGCGCCCACCTGCTTTAAACTCCCTTCAGGCTCTCCCTGTCAATCTCGTACCAAAACACATCCTCGACCTTTTTGCCGCCCCCACTGCGGCGATAACTTCGTCCGGGTACTCCCGCAGCCTGTCTTTGTTCACCGACTCCTTCACAATGATGCAGTCGTCCATCCTCCGCGCCTTGAGCGCGTTGATGACGGCCTGCACGCTCCTGACGATGATCTTCGTGCTCTGCCGGAATCCCGTCCGGCCGAAGTTCAAAACCTTCGTCTTGCCCTTGATTTCGCCCCGGTTCAGCTCCACAAATTCCTTGACTTCCCGGCCAAGCTTCTCGATGCGCTCCTTCAGCGGTTTGGCCGCTATTTCCGCCTCCAGCTTTATGTCCTGGATCTTCTCGTTCATCTCCGCTTCGATCCGCTCGATGGCCATTTCACACTCGCCGATCTCCTTGAAGTGCAGGTCCACCTCGTCCCAGCTTTTTAAAACCGGTTCATTCTCAATCCGTACCCTCGCCATCTTACCCCATCCTCCTTGATGAGCTTAAAATATCCGACAGGTCCCTTAACGCTTTGGCGCGCCCGCGCGGGCGGCCCCTCTTTCTTTCCACGGCATTTGTTTTATCTTCCGCCCCGCTTTCCCCGGCCACAGCCGGCAACGAGTGGCACTTTTCCGCTACAGACGCACAGTACCTCGCCCAGGCGCCCAGGAAATTCCCCTCATTCTGCCAGAATTCAAATATGCGGCAGAACCCTTCGCCCGTCTCCACGTTTACCTTTGCCAGCGGGTTTTTAAATTGCAAGTCCCTTATATCCGGCAATAGTGCCGTCACCGCCCTTCACGTGTTATAATTAAGCCGTCGGTTTATTGCCAGGCCGCTTTCAGCGTTCGCACGCCGCTGACGGCGGGCGAGAACACCGCGTCCAGGGCGTGCGGGCGCATGCGCAGCCTGGGTATTTTCTTGCCGCCGAACTCCCGGCACCGCCTGCCCCAGTACACCCGGCAGCGGTGAAGGTGGCGGCATTTCTTTTGCTGGCAGTCCAGGTAGTTTTGCTTCTCAGCCCTGGTCAAACAGTTCACCTCCTTTTCTCGTAACTCACACACCGCTTCACCGGGCACTTGTGCAGGGCAGCGGCGCTTTCACAATCTCCTGCCAGGCACTCGCCGCCGGTATCTTTGGCGCATGTCTTACAAAGGCAGGCATAGCCGCATTCAGCCGGCGTTTTAAAGCGCCACTTTGTAAGGTATTCTTCTGCTTTATCTGTAAGCAAGTAGGGGATGGAGCAGTCATCGCGCAATTCCAGCACCTTCATCACCTCCTCATCATGAAAGCATCCACGCCAGTTCATGCAATGTCTCACCAGGCAACTGAGGCTCTACTTCAAGATGGAGCACCATTCTGCATAAGGTGAGAATAATGCCGCTGGCCACGTCGTATTTTTTTAGAGCGGATAAAAAATTCGGCGCTTCTAACGCAGATCTGGTAAAACTCCTCAAACTCATCCCGGCTCAAAATATCACCCCCTTTCCGGCCTGCCGCCGGATTTCCCCGGCCCGCTCAAAAGCGGTCGTCAGGCGGGGGAGGCCATCCCCCCGCGACCCCCCGGCCCCGCTGCCGGAGGTTTCGGCTGCTATTTACCGTGATATTCAATTAGCGCATCCAGTTCGCCCAGGGCATTGATTAACAACTGCCACTCGGTGCTTCCCTCGGAAAGATTACCGGCCACCTGCTTCAAAATTACTGTTGCTTCAATCACCTTATCCAGCAAGAAATTTTCCATTTTCTTTTTCCCCCGTTAGTCAAGTATTGAAACTCAAAACGATCTGGTTCAACTCGGCCACCAGGTCCTCGTCGATCCGCTCGCCCCTCGTCACTTCCAGGAGCCTGCCCAGGGCTTTTGCCAGCTGCCTTATGCCCCTCTTGCGCCCAACCTCGGCAAGCATTTTCCGCGCGCCCGGCGTGAGGTTAACCCCGTCCACGAACCGGCAAGCCTCTTCATTGGTCAGCCCTTGCAACCTGGTGAACATGCCCACCCGGTCCCTGATCCGCGCCAGTTCCGGCCGGTCTTCAGCCATCTCCAGGATGCGCTCAGCCAGGGACTGGTTGCCCACCAGCACCACCCCGATCACCTTCACCTTGTCGTAAATGCTGCTCCTGACCGTCTCCAAAAGGCTGACCTTTTTCAGCATGTCCGCCTCGTCGTAGATTAAGAGACGCGGTTTCCTTTTAAGCTCTTGTACTATCCTCCTGGCGATGGTGGACGAACTGCCCCTGGCCTCGATCCCCAGAGCCAGGGCCGTGTCGATCAAGATGCTCTTTACCGTGCTCGTCTGGTCGCAGGTGACCAGCACCGCCTCATTTTGAGCCACGTATTTCTCCAGGCTGCGCGTCTTGCCTGTCCCGGGCGCGCCCACGATGATGCCGAATTCCTTGTTCCTGGCGGCCATCTCGCACACGCCGACCACCCTGCGGTAGTCTTCCGTTTCAATGAACCCGATTTCAGAAATGTCGGTGACATATGGCCCGCCCGGCTCGCCACCGGCAGCAGGTTCCAGCTGCTCGTCATCCTCCCAGTATCCGATCTTCATCAGGTATTCCCGCACTTTTTCTTCAAATTCCCCACTGCCCGGAAGTTTGTTCGATATATATAGAGATACCGCACTCCGTGACTTTCCTATCTCCCTGGCCACATCCTCCTGCTTGGTTCCTTCCTCCTTTATCAGCTTCCACAAAAGTCTCCGCTCCTTTGACCAGTCCGGCCCAGGAACAACTCGGTTTCCAGTCAAGATTTCCGCCACTTCACCCACGACAATACCTCCTTATTTACTCCCGATTTTACGGATATACTCGTCGAAACGGCTCGTCTTTCTCTCCATCGCCGCGCTCCCGCCGGCCGGCTTCTGCGGCTTGCTCCCGGCCTTGCCCCGGGCCCGGGCCGCTTTTTCCATGCCCGTCAACATCGGCACCGCCGGCTTTTCGTCAACATTCGCCCCCGTCGCCATTGCGGGCCCGGCCGCATCACGCCGCGCGACCTCTTCCGGCAGCCCAGCCCGGACCTCCGCAAGCCTCTGCTTCAGCTCTTTCTTCCGCGCCGCCCGGCGCTTCGCCAGTCGCTCTATGTCCTCCTTGCTCGCTCCCCAGCTCAAAAGCTCCCCGTTCGTCGCCGTGCATATATAATCGCCTGTCTTCGCCGAGAACACCAGGATCTCCCCGATCCGGTTCGGGTCGTACCGGATGACCGCCCACTGCCCGACCATGCCGTCCAGCGCCTCGTGTTTGTACCAGCGCCTTTTGCCCCGGGTCCCGAACCGCTGGATGCCGCTGGCCGTCACCTTCGCCCTTTCCACGTCCATCAGGCAGATGTCCAGAGTCCGCACGTCCGGCATTTCCTCCCGCGCCTTCGGCGTGGACAGGTATTTCTCGTATGGGGTCATGCCCAGGGATGAATGCACCGTGTTGTGGTAGATCTCCAGGTACATCTCGATCAACTTGCACAGTTCCTCCAGGTCCAAAAGTTCACCCCGATCGGCCATCGNCTTCTCGTCCAGCCCCTCCGGGCGCTCCTTGCCGTCCTTGCCGCAGTATCCCGGCAAAAACCTGGTGAACTGGTCGGTAAACGTCCCGAACCACCGCTCGCAGTGCCCCTTCGCCCAGGGGCTGTACTTCGTGCAAAACTGCGCCAGGATACCCAGGATCTCGCACGTGCTGCGCATTTCCCGGCTGTACTCCCAGCCCTCGTGCTTGAGGCCCTTCTTCAGCTTGGACTTGTAGTCCTCGCCGTTGTCGATGTACAGCACCTTCGGCAGGCCCGAGTGGGGGAGAGGCTCCCCGGCGCCGGCGCGCAAGTCATCCACGTCCCAGTACAGCCCCTCAAGCGCCTTCGCCATCGCCTTCGACACCGGCCTGTCCCAGCCCGTGCGGACCTTCGGGAGGATGGCGTGCCTGGTGGCCAGGGCGATGGTCCGCCCGTTGGCCTGCACGCTGACGGTGAAGCCGGCCACAACCCTGGTGGCCACATCTATCCAGATAGTAATCCACGGGCGCACCGGCCGCCCGCTGTACTCGATAAACACGTCCAGCTTGTGGTGGTCGCCCTCCCAGATCTCGTTCGTATAGTCCGGTTCCTTCCGTGTCGCCTTTACGGCGAACTTCCTCATGTATTCTTCCTCGCCCTCCCTGGCCAGGCACACCAGGTCAGGCTCGTACTTTTCCAGGTCCTCTATGAGGCGGTAGAACGTGGCCTTGGAACAGCACTCCAGCCCGTGTTTTTCACAGAACCTCTCCAGCTTCCTGTATACGCTCGCCGCCTTCGGCTTGTTCAGCTGGAGGTATTCCCTCCGGGCGAAGGCTTCCTGCTTTTCGTCTATCGACCGGCGCACCGTTCCCACGCCCAGCCTTGGAAGCTTCCGCATCAGCGCCACCGTGCCCCCTTCCTGGTATAGCTCCATGTACCGGTACAGCGATGCCAGGGTAATCCCGTACCGGTCCGCGATCTCGCCCATGAGTTTGGTCTTCTGGCGGTTCTCCGGCAGCGCCAGCGCCTCCCGGGCCGCCGCCGCCTTCTGCTCCGCCTCGGCCAGCAACTCCTGGAATTTCTCTTCGCCCACCAGCGCCTTCACCTCGGCCGGGTTCACCGGCCCCGGCCGGCGGGCCGCCGCGCCGGACCCGCGCCCGGCCACCAGGACTTCTTGCGCCTCTTCATCTTCCACCGGCGCGGGGACGTCAGCCGGACTTTCCACCGGCGGGCCGGCCAGCTCAAGCTTAGCCCGCGCCGCCCTGCTCTGCCGCAGGTACTTCTGCCGGGCCGGGGCGGGGAGGGAGGACAGTGCCACCAGGTAGCCCACGCCGCCCCGGCCGCCCCTGGAAACGGTACCTTTGCTTTCCCAATCTCCGGAAGCTATTTTTTTTCGCACAGCCCGTTCACTTATCCCGGCCAGCGCCGCCGCCTCGCCGGTGGTCAGCCAAACCTCCGCCTTCACCCCGGCCCCCCTTTCCATAAAAGAAGTGAGAAAATCAGTTAGTTAACCAGCCTTTACCCGCATCATTTCAAGGAGTTCCCTTACCGCCTTCTCCTTGCGGGAGAGGTCCTTCTTCAGCTGGTCGATCTTCCCCAGCTCCGCCATGAGCGCTTCCTCCGACTCCAGCAGATAGCACTGCACCATCTGCGCCATCAGCCGCAAAGGCTCCTTGTGCCCCGTGGCCGCCACGAACGCCGGCAGGTACTCCGCAGGGAACCGGTGCGCCTCCTTCGACTCCGCCGTCCAGGAGTCCAGCTGGCTCTTCGATATCTCCACACCTGTAAGCTCGCTCATCCTCGCCGCCACCTCGTAGCGGCTGTAACTGCACTGTTTCAAACCCTTTGAAAGCTCTTCACGCAGCCTCAAAGAAATGTTCATACTTCCCGCTTCCAAAACATCATGACCAGAGGCCTTTTTCCGCTGCTGCTCCTTGATCACGTCGAAAAGGGACATCTGTTGCGCCCCTTCCGGCAGGGCCTGGTCATTTTTTCTCTTTCTCGCCATCGCCGGCCCCCCGTATATGTGTAGGATTTTCCTCCCCTCAGTCGAATTTAGAAGTTACCAGCCAAACTAAACCGAAGAGGAGAGGAGGTGAGAGCTTGTCTTACATCTTAAAACCTAAAAGTGAACTGCTTGAGCACCTGGATCTTATACAGTCCAAACTATTTCCGCCGCCTCTTCCTCGTGAGGTAAAGGCCCTCCTGGCGGAAACGAAGGACAGGGATCAACTTCAGGAAGACTGTCTGGACGCCGTTGAGGGTCTGATAATACGCATTTCCCGCTGCCAAAGTTTTGAAGCAATGGGTGGGTTGGTAGGGAAAGCTGATCTCCCAGTCCAGGCTTGTCTGTGGGAACGCTTCATGTTTCTAAAGCAGTTCGCCCGCCAGTTACCCGATGACCCTCAAATGGTCCCGGCATCTATCGGTCGTTACCTTCGGGAAGGGCTTTCCGCCCTGTGGCACGAGCATCAATCCAAAAAGTAGGCCATGCTCCGGTAACTTCGACCATTTTGGACGATCCAATCCACCGCTTGATAAGATCCGCCAGGCTGTCCTGGGCGGATTCTTTTTTCACCTGTTCCGCCATTTGCCTTTCCTCCCTCTTGATTTTGTTGGCTACATCAGGAGCCTCAGTATCCGGCCGTCTACCTCTACGATCCGCCCCTTCCATTCGCTCACCCTTTTCCCGCCCGGCCCCGCCGGGCCTTTAATCACTTACCACCTCATCCGGGCCAAAATCTTTTCAGTCCGTCGATTGATTTCATCCTCACATGTCCGACACATATCACGGCCCCCACTCAAGGACCCGCAGATTTTGCACCTGGTTTCCGTATCTTGCAGTATCTTGTGTAGAGGGGAAGGATGCCAGCAGGAGACCGCTTTTCTAACCCGCAACTGCTGCGACAAACCACTTCACCACCTTTCCTCCCGGCTTCAAGTCGTTGCTCACTCTACCACACCGCCGCCCCGCGATTACTGATCCCTGAATTTTGCTACCGCCCGATAAACACTCGCCCTGCTGCCGACCTTCCAACCCTTTTTACCAGCCTCCTCGCGCAGTGCCCGATCCATTTCAGACGTCTTCATCCAGGGCCGCTTCAGAAACAGCTCCCGCAAAAAATCCAGTGCCGCCGGATCAAAACTGTGTCTCTTCCACGGCCTGGGCAGGTACACCACCCGGGGAGCGGTGGAGAGGCCAGCCGCCGTGATCATCTCCGACAAACGCCTTACTTCCGACTTCAACTCCCGCACCACGTCCCGCAGGTATCCCACCGACACCAGATCGCCCCGCTCCACCTGCTCGTACAGGTCGATCAGCGCCTCCTGCACGGCCACCGCCTTCGGCTGGTTCGACTTCATGCAGATTTTCAAAGCGCCGCGCTTGGTGAAGTAGCGGATCCTTCTGGCACCGGCTGGAGTTTGTATTTCAATCTCGCCAGTGTCATATTTTTCCACTCCGGAGTCAATTTGACTTCGGACTTCCTTAAAGCTCTCCCTGTTCCGATTGAACAGCCTGACTACCGCGTTCTCGTGGGCGTATCCCAGCGCCCTGGCCAGGTCCCTGGCCGTCACCACCGGCTGACCGTCAACCTCCACGATCCGCATGTCCTCCCGCTGCGCCAGCACCGGCAATAACTCATTGCTCACTTTTTTTCTCACCCCCTGGTTTATAATAGGAATTTCCCCCCTCCCCGCCGAATTTTGACGGTACCGACCAAACCAAAAACGAACAGAGAGGAGGTGATAAAATGCAAGATGCAGGCTTTAAACCACTGTATCTTTCGTATGCTTGCAAAGATTTGCTCAAAAGCTGTTACACAAAGTCGGATATTAAAAAAATTGATGAGTATGCCGCCTCGTTCCCCACTCACGAGGCGGTGGATGCTGCACGAACCAGGCTGAAACCTCAAATTGATACCGTGTTCAACCAGTGGAAGCAATGTGTTAATGAGCATCAAATGCGAAAGATTCTGAAGTCTCAACCCATAGATGTTAAGTTCTTTATTTTTGAGAGGTTTGCCGTTATTATCGCCTTCCTGGACCATAACAACGTCAAGGCGTTAAAAGTGGAATCAATTAAGCCTGTTGGGCTGGCTTTTGCTGAAGCAATTGAAAGTATCTGGCAACGGGCTGCTGACTCCATGAAAAAGCACGGCACATCTCTGTCTGAGTTTTCTCTACGAACAATTGAAACCTATGGCTAACCTGCCCGATGGTTGGCGCATGCTGCTCATTCCGGGCAGCTCCTTTTTCGTCTTGACCTATCAGGTCCAGTACCTCCTTTTTTATTTGGCTCATATCGCATCTCCTTTCCGCCCGGCACCCGCCGGGTATTTTCCATTACACCGCCCACGCCGGGGCGGCCTATTTCCACACGCTAGTAAAAACCCCTTGCCCCTTTTTCCATTGCCACCCCCTTATGTATTTGATAAAATTTGTGTAAACTTATTTACAGTAAAAAATCCGGCCAAACGCCTATTGGGCAAGCTTCTACTTGCCCTCCGGCGGCCAGATTGCGTCAACCGGTAAACCAAGCGCCTCTGCGATAATGGGCCGGAGGCGATGGCCGTAGTAATGGTCGCTTTCTTTTAAAGCTCTCGTCACAGCGGCTGGAGATACCCCGGCCCGGTCCGCGATCTCAACGAGCTTTATGCCCCGCCGGACCAGTTCGGCCTTGATCTCCAGGCCGGTCATGCCGGCTCTTTTTGCCCCGGATTTGGCCACTGCCAAGACCCCCTTCCTATGTAGGCATGGCCTTGTAAAAAAATTAACCGCTCTTGGACATAATAATAAAGTATTGTGATACGACAAGTCAATAAAAAATGTCGTGTGAAACGAGTGAATTTGAATGGGGATAGGAGAGAGAATTTTATATCTCCGAAAAGCTACTGGTCTTACTCAAGAAGAATTTGCAAACCGACTCAGGATAAATAAGGGTACTATCTCCAACCTTGAAAAAGGCAGACAAAAACCATCTGAACAATTAATACGACTTATTTGCCTTGAATTTGTCGTATCAGAAGACTGGCTAAAAACAGGTGAAGGGGAGATGTTCATCTCCCCGGAGGAAGCCCTGAAAAACCAGATGGCCCGCTTTGGCGAGCAGGCCGTTGTCGAAGCCTATAAAAATATAATGAAAGAACGCGGCTTGTTCGTGGCTGCGGGCCGTCCAGTCAACCGCTCTGACACCGGCGACCCCGAACTGGACCGCATGGTCAACACCCTTTACGACCTCTGGGCCGCCGGAGACGAAGACCTGAAAGGGTGGCTCAAAGTCCAGTTCCGCCGCGCCTTCCCCGACGACGTAATCGAGGAAGTCCAAAAAAAACAAAAAGCTACCCAGGGGCAAGCCTCCGCAGGTTAGCCTAACAGTAATTACCAAATAGGTGCAACCAAGGTCTTGGCAGAGGGCCGGATGTTATAATATAACGCAACACGTTGTTGTAGTTTGCTATAACGAACAGTTTTTCGAATGTTGCAGACGACGACCGTCAAGGCTGACTCTTTGGGGACTTGTGTTGTCGTTACGACAACACAAGATGTTGTCATAATGTCAATAACTAATTATTATATTAAGAAAGGATGGATCTAAATGGAAAACGAAAAATTTCAAGAGCTGGTTTTACAGCGGTTTGCGGAAACAGAAAAATTTCAAGAGATGTTCTTACAACAACTGTCTGAATTAAAAACAGACTTCAGTGGACTTAAAACAGAATTTACCCAATTTAAAACCGAGTTTAACGAACTTAAAACCGAGTTTAACGAACTTAAAACCGAGTTTAACGAACTTAAAACCGAGTTTAACGAACTTAAAACTGAGTTTAGGGAATTTAAAGAACAAACCAGCTGCCGCCTTGACAACATCGAAGACACTCTCAAAGATCACACTACCGTTTTAAACAGTATAGCTGCTGCAGTGGTCACTATTGCCAGGCGCCAGATGGAGCAAGAAAACGATATAAGGGAGATGCGGCGGGCAAAATAAAATGATTATTTAAAGCCACCTTAACAAAACAACCTTAATTTAAAATATTCTCTCATTGCTCATTAATGTTCACTATAGCTCTTAGTAATTCCATTTTATGCAAAAATTTTGCATAAACTCATTTAATACTGCATAAATCATAGAATTATAGTGTTTTGCCAATATAATTTAATCATAAAAATAATATCGCCAAAATTCAGCTATCAAAATTAATTTCCAGTTGAAAGACGATTGCGGAACCACCGAACACTTTTAAAGCCGAAAAAACCCAGTAATATCAAGGCTTAAACATATTGCGGAACCAAAAAAATGGTTCCGCAATGTTCGGTTCCGCAATCCCTGCCCTAAAAATTACCATTTACCACCCGGCCGGCCGCCGTTTTTAGCCCCAAAAATTAACCCCGTTAGCACCCACTAACGCCCGTCATTACTGGCCTCCGGCCCTCTCACTAACACAACTAACACGACTCCGTTAGTAACCACTAACACTCTTTACTTTTTAGCAGGATCACCCCGCCGCCCGTCAAAAAATTAACAAAACCTTTCTCACGCCATTTTTAATTTCCAGTTCCGCCAACCCTCAAAAACCCAGTCAAATCGCCATTTCCCCGCATATCCCACAATTTCCCACCACCCCCGATCTTTCTAAAATAGTTTGAGAAACAACA